GTACAGGTAGGGCTTGGAACGGCTGATGATGAGCAGAAGATTGCGTTCCTGACACAGATTGCTGCAAAGCAAGAGCAGATATTGATGCAGTTAGGGCCAAGCAATCCTGTTGTAACTATGGCTCAGTATGTAAACACACTTCGCAGTATTGCTGAGATTGGTGGCTTCAAGGACGCTGATATGTTCTTTAGCAGCCCACAGCAGATACAGATGCAGCAACAGCAACAACAGCAGCAGCCACCACAGCCAGATCCAGCTATTGCTATGAAGCAGCAGCAGATGGAAGCAGAACTGGCGTTGAAGCGTGAGAAGATGCAAGCAGATATTCAGCTAGAGCGTGAGCGAATGACGATGGAGATGGAACTACGCCGTCAGGAGTTGCAAGCCGAAGCTGAGTTGCGTATGGCGAAAGCTGTAACAGATTCACAAATCTCAACCAACCTACCGCGAGTGTAAAATGCCGAATAAGATGAAAAGCAATAATCCGCCACGCCGCGTAGATATTCGCGGTCAAGACCACTTACTGGCTTACATCACACCAGATGAGGCACAGTTGCTTATGAACAACGGCGGCGCGGGAAAGCCGGGGCCAATGGGTATCCCTGCTTTTTATGGCGGCCCAGACGCTGGTCGCTCTCAGGGCGGATTTGGGGGACGTGGCAGAGATTATGATGGCAGAAGCGAAGATAGAGATGCGGCGCAAGCTGCTAGAGATAGGGCCGCTGATAGAGCAAGAGAAGCAGCGCAAGAAAGAGAAAGGCAAGCAGCCGGTGAAGCCGCTAGGCAAAGAATAGCCGCAGCAAATGCTAAACTCGCACAAGAAACCGCCGCAAAAAGAGCGGCTGAGAAAGCTGCTGGCTTAAAGCAAGCGTTTGATGAGACCGACTATGGCGCAGCTACAAAAGCCCAATTAGATAGGGCTGTTAGTCAGGCTTTAGGCAATATAGGTGGCACAAGAAAAATGGCTGGATTAACTCGTGAGCAGTTTAAAGCAATGCCATCTTATATGAAAGCTATGTTAGACCCTACTTCGCCGTTCTTTACTGGTGCTTATAATTATGATTTTGATGACACTGGAAAAGTTACTGGTTTTACAGGGCCAAGCATTCTTGGTTTTACGCCCGGTATTGCTGGATTGCTTACTAGCCTTATGCCAGAACCCACAACAGAGGCAGATCTTGGTGGCGTTTATACTGGCTTTGGAAGAGGGCCGGGTGCCGGGCCACAAGGAGATGGCCCAGAAAGAGAAATCGTCCCAACGCAAACGAACCCAGTAACTGGAGAGCAGCAATGCCCAGAAGGTTATGTATTCGATGCTGACATACAAGCATGTCGTGTTTCCGCACCACTAGCTAACGTAGGCGAAACAGTAGGCGACACAGTAGGCGAAACAGTAGGCGGTGACGGTTTCACATATGAACCCGGCACATACGCTCGTATGGGCTTGCTGGATGTAGCACCAGAAGACTTGGGCGGTTTTGCATCAACTTACGGCACAGGATTTATGACCCCGGAAGAATTTGAGGCAGCAAATTTAGAATACCGCCGCCGTGCTGGTACACAGGCTGGCATATTTCAAGACCCGTACAACTTACAAGGATACACGTTACTAGCATGAACGAAGGAAAAGCAAGGGAACAGATGGCTAGAGCCGACAAGGCAGAGGCCGTATTACGCAATGAAATATTCATAGAAAGTTTTGAGTATTTAGAGAACGAATTTACGAGTGCTTGGAAGCAGAGCGGCATAAGTGACACGGAAGCTAGAGAGCGCCTATATATGCTTTGTCAGAACTTGGAAGCAGTTAAGACCTACATTCACAAGGTAGTGGAAGATGGAAAATTGGCAAAAGCAACATTACAGGAGTTGCACAAACGCCAACAATTTGAGAAAAGGAAATAAGTTATGTCCGACAATCCGCAAGGAACCGGGTCTATTTCATTAAATGATGCAGTTAGCCTTCTAAATACCCCCATCCCGGATAAGGTAGAGGAAGAGCGACCAGAGGAGCAAGAAGCTCCTCAACCGATGGAGGCAGAGGCCGAAGTCACCGAAGAGGACACTCAGCTAGATGCTGAATCCTACGAGGATGATGAGGATGATGCTTATGATGTCGAAGAGTCTGAAGAAGAAGATGACTACGAGGACGGAGAAGAGGAACCTCAAGAAACAGTCTACACTGTCAAAGTAGATGGTGAAGAAATAGAGGTCAGCCTTGACGAAGCCCTACAAGGTTATCAGCGACAACAGGCTTTTACAAAGCGTAGTCAGGAAGCCGCCGAAATGCGGAAAGCTGCTGAGAAAGAAGCAGCCGAAGCAAAGCAAGCAAGAGACTACTACGCACAGCAACTTGATGTGCTGGCACAGCAGATTCAACAGACAATTCCTCAGGAACCTGATTGGGTCTCATTAGCAAAAGAGGTCACGGCTGAAGAGTACAACGCGATTAGAGCAGAGTACGACAATCGACAGGCCAACCTCGCAAAAGTGGAGCAAGAGAGACAGGCACTGTCTCAACAGCAGACTGTTGAACAGCAAAAAATGCTTGAAGAGCATTTAAGAGCGCAACGGTCTGACATGCTAAATCGCATCCCTAAATGGAAGGATGACGATGTTCGGAATAAAGAGCGGCTTGAAGTAGTTGAGTATGCTCGTAACATCGGATTTAGCGAACAAGAAGTTGCACAGGCTACAGACGCTAGAGCCGTGGAACTTTTGTACAAAGCGATGCAGTGGGACAATCTACAGCGTAAGAAACCCACGGCTAAGAAACGCACAAGACAAGCTCCTAAGATGGCTAAAGCTGGACAGCCACGCACAAAGAAACAAGTTGCAAGTCGTTCACGGCAACAGTCTATGAGCCGCCTCAATAAAGAGCGGTCTGTAGATGCAGCCGTATCATACTTGATGGGTAACTAGCTTTTAGAAGGAGCAATTAAATGAGTACCTTTACCACATCTTCAGCTATTGGTGAGCGCGAGCAGCTTGCCGATGTCATCTATCGGATTGACCCCGATGAAACACCTATCTTCAGCGCACTGAAGAAGGAAACCTCAAACGGTATCTTCACCGAATGGCAAGTTCAGGAATTGGCCGCCGCGTCAGCTACTAACTACGTCAATGAAGGTGCAGACGCCAGCGTTGCTGCTCCAACGGCTACTAGCCGTCTGGGCAACTACCATCAGATCTCAGTCAAAGCAGTAGCTGTATCAAAGACCCTTGATGCAGTTGAAAAAGCTGGCCGTGATCGTGAAGTAGCGTACCAGAAGGTACTGAAATCATTGGAACTTCGTCGTGACATCGAAAAAGCAATCGGTGACACAAACGTGGCTCGCTCTGGTTCAGACCCTCGCAAATCAGCATCACTCATCACTTGGATCACCAATGGTGATTCGCCGGGTGATATGGCCTTCGCTACTGGCGATGGCACAGACGTAGCTGATCTGACTGGTACTGCTCGTGCGTTGACACTGGCTCAGATTGAGACAGCAATGCAAGCAGCTTGGACAGACGGTGGATCGCCAAAAATTATGGCGTGTTCAGCCGCGAACCGGGCTAACTTCTCAGACCTGTCAGCTTCTGGCAACTTGGTCAGCAACGATGTCAACATGACAGCGGCCAAGGAAGTGACCTACGTTGGTTCGACTTCAGTCTTCTTGACTGACTTCGGCACATTGGAAGTCGCTCCTTCACGCTTTATGGGTGACGACAAGGTCTTCTTGATCGACCCAGACTTCGCTGCACTTTGCACCATCAATGGCCGTAATTTCTCTGAAAACGAAATTGCACCAACAGGTGACGCAGAGAAGTTCCAGATTGTGACTGAATGGGCCTTGAAGGTGCTTGCACCTAAAGCCCACGCAGCCGTAATCGGTCTGAGCGGATCATAACACTAGAGGGGGCGGTTCTGCCGCCCCTTCATCTCATTGGGGCAAAGTATGAAAAGATCACTAATTAATGATGCCGTTACAGGCAAAAAGATTGACTTAGTTACTGACACTGACGGTTCTCAGCGCATCCAGTCTACGCAGAACTTTGACACGTTGATGAAGCTGAACAGTCAGATGAATAATGATTGGCGTCCGGGCAGTTTGCGCGGAACCCAGAAGCACATGCAGCATGTGGCAGAAATACCGAATGTCGTGTATGCTCACCTAGTAGAAAAGTTTGGCAAGCCAAGCGAAAACCCAAAGGCGTGGAAGCAGTGGCTGAACGACAGCGAGAACCGCGACTTTAGAACTGGTGGTGGACAAGTTTAATGGCTATTGCATCTTACGCAGACTTACAGACATCTATCGCCAACTTTCTGGCTCGTGATGATTTAACCGCACAGATACCTAACTTTATTCAGTTAGCTGAAGCGCGTATTAATCGTGAGTTGGAAACTCGTGAGCAAGAGAAGCGCGTACAGGCAACGCTTGTAGCTGGTGATGAGTATATTGCTCTGCCGACAGATTTGCGTGAGGTCAGAGAAGTTAAGCTGAATACAAGCCCACTGACGGTGCTGTCCTACGCATCACCTACAGGACTTGATACGCAGTATTCAAGCAATGGTCAGGGCAAACCAAAAGGCTACAGCATAGTTGGTAAGGAGATGAAAGTTCGTCCTATACCAGACAGTGGTTACACAATGGAGATCATTTACATTGGCAATGTTGATACATTGTCTGATGTTAGCACTCCTACACTGTTTATACGTTCACCTGACTTATATTTGTACGGCGCACTAACAGAAGCATATGTGTATCTGTTGGATGAGCAGAGAGCCGCGCAGTATGATGAGAAGTTCACTCGTGCTATAAATGAGGTGCGGATGGACGAAGAGCGTTCACACTATGGCACAGGGCCACTACAAACTAAATCTGTCTACTTACGGCAGAATGTAACAGCGGAGAAGTAACACATGTCTGCAATGAGTGATTACCTAGAGAACGAGATTCTCGACCATATCTTAGGAACTGGCGCATATACGATGCCATCGGCTGTGTATGTTGGCTTGGCAACTGCCACGTTTGCTGATGACAACAGTGGCACAGAGTTGACTGGCAACGGTTATACTCGTGTAGCGGCTACGTTCAACGCAGCGGCTTCTGGAACTGCTGACAACAGCGCAGCTATTGAGTTTTCAGCAGCCACAGCAAGCTGGGGCGTGGTCAGCCACTTTGGTTTGTTCGATGCAAGCTCAGGCGGTAATCTTTTGATCCACGGGGCTTTTACTACAGGAAAGCTGATAGATTCGGGTGATATTCTAAAGATTTCTTCTGGTGATTTAGACATCTCAGCGGCATAGGTGTAGCTAATGGCTACAGGCACCCCCAGTTTAGACAACTTTACTAGCAGCATTGATGCGCTTCCATATTCGCTGGACAGCGCATTACTGCTTACTAAGGTTGACTGGTCTAATCCAACATTAGAGCAGCTAGACAACTGGGGTACGCTTGAGCAGTTAGATACATTCGGCAACCTTGAGCAACTAGCTAATCTTGACGTTAAGCATTTTCAAGGCACTGCCACGGCTGCGATAACAGCAGCAGCGGCTATACAGTTTGCGATTGAAATGCCAGCAGCGGTGTCTATCTCCGCATCCGCTACGGCAGATAACACTCGCATACGCACTATGTCAGGCTCTGTGACAGGTGCTGCCAGCTTTGCCGCTGTTATAACGCCTGTAAGAACGGTAGACGCCTCTGTGAGCGTTGCTGTTACGGAATCTACAGTATCTACCCGTATACGCACTGACAGCGCGTCTGAGGCGATTTCTGTTAGCGCTACATCAGATTCAAATTATGTGTTTAACGTACAAAGCGCGGCATCTATAGCAGCAACGACAACAGGCGCGGCAAATGGTATATTTGCTATGCCGGGTGAAACACAAGCTGCTATCACTGTTTCATGTGAAGCAAAGCGGCTTGGTGAAGAATGGGGGGTAGTTGCACCGGGTACAGAGGTTTGGACTGACATTCCTGTTGGAAGTGAGATCTGGACTATACAATCAGTTGGCACAGAGGTTTGGGCGTTACAATGATACAGTTTGGCGAATGGCTACCCGATCAGCCAGATTTTACAAATGCTGGTGTCGTAGAGGCTACAAACGTAGTCCCGGCATATAATGGCTATCGCAGCTTTAGCGACTTTGTCGATTATTCAAATGCTGGCTCAAACACTTTGTTGAATGTGTTTGCTGCAAAAGACAATGATGGCACCGTGCGTTTGTTTGCAGGGGATCAGGGCAAGTTGTATCTGTTCAATGCTGGCACGACAAATCTAGATGATGTCAGTAAAGCGGGAACACCAGCTTACGATTTGGAAAGTAGTGAGCGTTGGCGGTTTGTGCAGTTTGGTGACGTACTTATTGCATCAGGCGGTATCGGAGAGGAACTGCAAAAGTTCCAATTAGGCACCGACACAGCGTTTTCTAATTTATCTGGAACACCACCAAAAGCAGACTTTTTGACAGTTGTGCGTGATTTTGTATGGACAGGCAATATTGATGAGGGTTCTGGCCGGATACCATACCGCGTTAAATGGTCAGGATTTAACGATCAGACAAGCTGGACGGCTGGCACGGGTCAGTCTGACTTTCAAGACATCCCAGATGCTGGTGCTATTACTGGTATGGTTGGCGGTGAATATTGCACCATATTGATGGAACGTGCGATTATTCGTGCCACATACTCAGGCCCGCCACTGATATTTCAGTTCGATAAAGTCGAGACTTCTAGAGGCTGTCAGGTGCCGGGTTCTGTGTGCAACATCGGCCACAACATATTCTACCTGTCTGATGACGGCTTTTACATGTTTGATGGCGCACGTTCTCAGCCTATTGGTGCAGAAAAAGTAGATAGGTTCTTCTTAGAGGAAGATTTTAATTTCTCATATAAGGACAAGATGACATCTACCGTTGACCCGCAAAACCAGCTTGCTGTGTGGTCATATGTGTCAAATAGTTCGCTAGATTCTCAGCCAGATAGATTACTGATATTTAACTATGCTTTGAACAGATGGTCATTGGTAAAGGTCAAGAACGACCTAGTGGCACCGTTTTTTACGGCTGGTTATTCACTAGAGCAGCTAGATAATATCAACACAAGCCTAGATGCCCTTCCAGCATCACTGGACAGCGCACTATACAAAGGCGGTCAGTACCTGTTTGGCGGCGCAAATGGCGCTAAAATAGCGGCTTTTTCTGGAGATCCGATGGAAGGAACTATCGTAACAGGTGAGGCGGCTATAAAAGTCGGAAATCACTCTATTGTTACGCGCATTTATCCGTATCACGAGGGTGGCTCTGTGAACTTGTCAGTAGGTCTTAGAGGCACACCCACAGACACGGTAAACTTCCAAAATGGTGGTGCTACAAATACGTCTGGGTTTGTGCCATTTAGAGCGCATGACAGATACCACCGTGTTAAGATGGTGTTAAGTGGTTTATGGTCATACGCACACGGCGTTGACGTTGATGTAAGACCAGTGGGGCGCAGATGACAACAGCACAGCGTAATGTAAACTTTCGCACGTTAAACCCTGTCACAGCTACCACAAGAGAAGTGTCAGAGGTGTTGAACAGGACTATTGATGGCGGATTAAATAGTATTGGGTATGCCACGCTTACATCGGGTTCTACCACCACTACTGTAAACGACCCGCGATATGGGGTAGAGAGTATCGTATTTTTTACCGGCTACAACGAAACGCTAGAACACAGTTTGCCTTTTGTTAAAAGCACTAGCACCAATGGGACGATGATAATTGAACACAAAAATCACGGACATGACGTTGACGTTGCATACCTCATTATTGGATGAGTTTGAGAGATT